TTGGTACACCGAAAGTCAAATACTTTAATCATTTGCTGTTTGCTCATCAAATGCGTTATTAATCATTGTTTCAAGGTTTATTAAGCTGCCTAAGATGTTTAACTGTCCTTTACGAAAGTACATATCGGACTCATCTTTAACAGATTCTAAACTGTTTACTCCAAGTGCATTTGTTGTAAGCTCAGAGATTAACTGTTTCCAGCCTTCTGTGCGGAATAAATCAAAGTAATTGTTATAATATGTTTCTTCTTCACGGTTGAGTGAGGCCATTAGGTTATCTCATTAGTTACTATACACTATATATTATACCACATTTTTGACTAAATGTCAAGTCCTTTTGGTATTATTACCAGTCTTTCTTCTTTTGCCTGACGCGGTAACGGAGTGTTTAACACGCGCTGGGCCTGTCTTCTTAGACTTTGACTTAGCTTTCTCTGCTGCTGTCATCTTTGCTGCAACGGCTTTAGGACGACAGGAAGGGTACGGACGCTTAGAGTTCTTAGCTGATTTACGTCCACACTCTTTACCTGTCTTAAGGTCTACCCATTCTTCCTTGAACCACTTGGTAAGACCTCCTTTCGTCTTAGCCACGGTAGCCGCCTCCGCGTTTCTTATATTCTTTTGTCAGCCAAGCAGACGCATAGGCGCTGGGCCATACGTCAAACTTTTTCTTTGCTTCAGCTTTGACGCGGCTGTACAGCGATGGGTTAGTGGGCTTAGGACTTCCTTTTGCTTTTGCTTTTTGCTTTGCCATAACTTACCTTCTGTCCTGTTTTCTTTGCTTTTGCTTTAGCCATAGCCATACCCTTAGCGGTGTACGGATATTCTTTCTTTCCTACTTTAGGCATTGCAGTTCTCCTAACTCATCTATTGAAATTACCCATTGTTTTGGAATAACTATTTCAGCGTCTCCTTCGATAATGTCACCGTCTTCAACAAGCATGTGAGGACAGATAATTATCTTCTCTTCGTCGTTAACAAGTAACGCACCGCAAGAGACAGCAGTGGCTACTTTAGCTTGCGTAAGCTCGCTTAATTCGCGCCAGCCCACGTTTGCTCCTCCTTGAGCATCTTTCCACACAACTCTGTATATCTTTACCATTTGACTTTATCAGCCCAGTAAGCAGCAGAACATTTTCCTTTAGCAATGTTTTTTGCGTGTCTAGCTTTGAACGATTTTCGTCTAGCTTTTTCTGAATCTGACTTTGGATTCTTTCCAGCACCTGATACTCCTTGTTGTCCAAACCGAATTGTTTTAACTTTGTCGCCTTCTTTAGCAACGACTACATGAGACTTCTTAGGATGACTCGGAGTCCTCTTTGGCTTGTTGAACCCGCTTACTCCTGCTCGTGCCAGCCTTGGATCCTTTTTCTTGCTCATTGATTAAAGCCTCCACCTTGGTTTCCAGTTCCGCCAATTTGTCGAATTGCGTCTTGAATGCTTGGTTGATCTGCTCTATCAGGTTGTCTAGCTCGCGTTGTGTCATTAGCATTGGTTTTTGCCTCTATCTCTTTTTCCTTTAGGAGAGTTTGAGCTACCTTCAATCGACGTTCGAACTCTTTATCGTCCTGATCGCCAGCCTGTAGGTTGCGGGTGATTGCTTCAATCTTGTCTATTTCTAGTTCTTGCGGAGCGAGTTGTGCATCCATCATGTACTTCTGCGCTCGTGCCTGTGACTCAGCAGCTTGTGCGTTGAGTGCGTTGGTCTGGCTCTGCTGGAACTGCAACTGTGCTTGCTGTGCCGCCATAGCCATCTGTTGCGCTTCTGGGTTAGGCTGTGCAGCTTGTTGCATAGCAGCGATAAGCTCTTCGCGGTTAGACAGATTCATGTTGTCGATGATGCTTTGGATGAGAACAGGGTATAGCGGAGAGTCTTGTTGCATGGTCTGCAACAACTGTACAAGCTGAGTTACTTCGTACTCACGAGCAATGATGCCTAGCGTAGACGAAGCGTTGAACTTGTAGTCAGCTACTGGGTAGTTATCTGGGTCGAACTGCATGTACCTGTGCGCTGCCTTAGTGACAAACGGTAACAGAAAAGATTGTTGGAAGTTTATAAGGGTGCGTTTATGTCTCTTAATAATAGCACCGAGAGACATAGATATCCCAGCAGCAGTAGCTTCACCGTTGACCTGTCCAGCGATCCCGGCTGAGTCCACAGCGCCTGTCGCTTGTTGCACCATTTGCTGTAAGCTAGCAGCTTGTGCAAACGTAATTTGTCCAACGCTTCCAAAGTTGAACGGTTGAAGTACTTCACGCGGGTCTCCATTAGTTAGTATCATCTTACCGGGACGCACTTCTGGTTTAGAACCTCTAGGCAACCGTGTAGCGTCAATAGCAAGCATTGGGTGAATAGTAAGGCTCAGTGCATCAATACGTGCACGAAGCTCTGTGTCGAGTGCTTTCTGGGAGTTGTAGCCTTTCTCGCATACGCCACGTCCCCAGAAACGTCCCGGAACAACGTCCCAAGGAAACGCAACAACAGGACGGTCTTGCATCATGTACGGGTTAGGCTCTGCCTTTAGGAGGACTCCACCGTTAGCAATAACAACAATAGCCTCAACGTACATTGAATCTTCTTCGATGTCTTCTTCAGTAGCGTCTTCTAGCAACATCTTAGGCACTAGACCGTAGTACTTTGTTAGGCGTACCTTGTCGTCGTTGTACACCGTCAAGTCTTGGTCTGGTTCTAAGTCAGTGTCGGGAGCAGCGCTGGCTACGTATACGTCACGATAAACACCTTGCTCTTGAAGGATCTCTACGTGGTGACGACTGACAAACTCATCTACTGCAACACCCATAGCGTCGTCTACAGACGTTGCTACAGGGTCGATCAGAAAGTTCTGAGGCAACACCGGCTTGAGCTTAACAACAACACGGTCGGTGATGTTTACGCCTACAGCTTGCAACTGTCCGTCCATGATGGGCTGAGTTGCTGGAGCCATCTCTTTTATTTCTTCAATGACAATTTCACCAACACCAGTACCGAACACAGCAGCGTTAATTAAGCACTCAGCTACAGCCTTACGTACCTTGCACTGTTCGAAGTCTTCTGTTAACTTATTACGTAAATACTGCACATCTTGCTTCTGAGGATCGTTCATGTCGTCAGCGATGTCGAACCACTTACCACGACCAAACGTGGCTTCTTCTAGTTCTGCTACGCTAGACTCGACAGCTTGTTGGAGTGCAGGAGAAATAATCCTGCTACGCTCAGAGGAACGCTCACGGTCAGCTGGATCCCAGATGCCACGCCACAGTCTGTAGTATTCGTCAAACGACTGCTCGTAGTTACTCTCGTAGTAATCACGCCAGTCTTCACATTTGTTAATTACCCAACCTTCAATGGTCTCTCCCATCATCAGTGGGTCTGGGCTGTATAGTTCACTCACTTTAGTACCCCGCTACAATATCTAAAATTTCAGGCTCTTCGAACTCTAGTTCTGCTATCCCGTATGGGACGTTAGCAAGCTGATCTATGTACGCTAACGCATCAACTAAGTCGTCGTGCGTCAACGGATCAGGGAATTGAAACAACTGATCTAGGAACCTTGCGTTCCAGTCACCTTTGTTCATGCTCACAATTCCGTTCTCAAAGCGCCCTTGCAGCGCCCACATGACCCTATCGGTTTTCTTCTTGTTACCGTGGGTAAGCTCTTCTACTCTGAAGAACTGTGCGTACTTCTTTTGCAAATCCATAAGCGGCGACATAACCGCTTGCTTTGCAATTCCTCTTTCAATACCAACAGACACAGGACGATAGTCACGAACGGCTTGAAAGATTTTAATGGCTGTCTCGTCCAGAGACCATCTTCCATGTATAATGTTATCAATGTACCAGTCACCATTATCGCCTACCTTGACGATAGCCATCGCTGTTTCGTCTAGCTTAGTGTTCTTCGTGCGTTTCTTCCCTACTTCCTCAAAGCCAGCCAAGTCGATTGCGATGTAGTAATCACCAAACTCCGGCTCCTCACCGTACTTAATCCAGTCTTCCTTGAACATTTCGGAACCTGTGGCTTCGAACGATGCCATGAACTCTTGGCGGAACGCATAACTCGACATCGACTTCTTAGCAACATCAATTTCGCTCGGATCAAGTAGAGGGTTATCGTAAGACGTAAAATGCCAGCCCTTATACGTTTCATCATCAGCCATCTCCGCGTACTTGTACAACTCGTAGAAGTGGTTACGACCCATAGGCGTACCTATGAACAGTGCGTGACCCTTCTGGTCTGCTAGGGCTGGACGCAAGATTTGCTCCCATACATCGGGCTTCATGTCTGCGTACTCATCCATAACAAGAAACTTCAAGGACACGCCACGCATAGTCTCGGGCCTGTCGGCTCCTTTCAGACTAATTGTAGCCCCGTTGACCAGCTTGATCTGCAGGTTGTTAATGTGCGAACCTGAGATGACAGGGTGTCCTAGCTCTAGCAGAGTCTGCCACATGATGTCACGGGCTTGTCCCTGCGTAGGCGCAACGTAAAAAACATGACCACGTTCGGCTTGTAAGGCATTGATAATGAGCAGCCACGCAGCGAGTCGTGACTTTCCTGTTCGTCTTCCGGCAGCGACTACTTTAAAACGAGTCGGATCATTGTACACTTCCTGCTGCCAAGGAAGCAACTCTACAT